GCAGATTAGATAAAGCTACTACTAATTTAGATACTTATAACGAATCTAAAAACCCAAAGTTGACTAGTACCATAGAAAATAAGTATAGTGCTAAAAAACCAGAGGTTAAAGAAGAGGTTAAAGAAGTAGAAAAAAAAGAGACTGAAGGTTCTACTGATTCTAATACTTTTTGGTTTAATCCTAATTATTATCTAAAAAATAAATACAAAAAATAAATACAATGCCAGATCCTAAAAAAAAGAAACAAACCACAAAAGGCAAACCTCATCAAACAAGTGATATGATTGGTCTACCTGCTGAAATTGTTAAGCAACAAAAAGCAGAGATGAAAGCAGCATCTAGTGGACCTAGATACAAGCAAGATAGTAAAGGAAAATACTACTCAAACTCAACACCATTAAAACAACAAACAATGAAAACTCCAGCAAGCAAAATGAAAAGCGCAAGCGCTAAAGCAAAACCAAGTTCTCCTATGATGCAGAAAAAAGACATGATGAGTAAGAAAATGACTCCTGCTAAAATGAAAAAGTGTTAACAAATAAATAAAAACAACTAAAACAAAAAACAAAAAACAATGGCAAAGTACATTCAAATTCCAACTACATTAGCAGCTTCACCAAACATCTTGTTTAATACAGATGAAATTGCTTCTGTGCTTTACTTAACCGCTACAACTTTCGCAGTATATGCCGGTACAAAATCATTTACGTTCACTACTAGTGCTGCTGGTGCCGCTGGAACTGTTAAAGCTGTATATGCTGCAATTCTAGCAACAAACGCTCCTGTTATGGCAGATGTTGTTATGCCTACTGGCGTGACAATTGGCGCTCTACCTGTAGTTGCATAATAATTAATTATTATTCCCCTATAGAGTGATTTATAGGGGAATTTAATAATACTAAAACAAAAAAGTATGGCATTTAAAATGACTGGTCCTCCTTACGATACAAACAACACTCCTATCTATAGTACAGATATGGACGATAACGTTTTAGGTATGGCTCAATCAAATGGATCTATACTAATAAACAAAAATGTATCTCCTTTAGAGATAAAAAAAAGTAAGACTATAGAACATGAGATGGTTCATATAGATCAAATGAAACGTGGTGATTTAGATTACACAGACAAAGATGTTATTTGGAAAGGTAAAAAATACTCACGTTCAAAAATGAAGGAAGGAGCAAAGAATCTTCCTTGGGAAAAAGAAGCTTATATAAAACAAAACAAAAAGAAATTAAATTAAATGGAACCAACAAATAAGATTAAACAAGAACAACTAGAAACTATTAGAACTCAACAAAAAGAGTTAAATACGTTGTTAAATAATATAGGGGTTTTAGAATCTCAAAAACATAGTTTGTTACACAAGTTAGCGGACGTAAACAAGGCAATTGACGAGTTTAAGACCGAATTATTTAATGAATATGGTAATGTAAATATTAACATTGAAGATGGTTCTTATGCTGAAATGGAAGTTAAAACAGAACCAGAAACCGTAGGTGAATAATGGATTCTGTTATTAGAAAAATAAGCATAGGCACGGATTACAAGAATGAAGCTATGCATTATTCTATTGGACAACAAGTATATGGTGGACACGAAATAGTCCACATATTACTTGATCCTATAGATTCTTCCTACTATATTTATATAAAGAAAAACGACGAAGTAATGCCTTGGAAGAAGTTTAATTCTAATATGGCTATCTCAGTTGAATATGATCTAGAATACTAATGAAAAGTGTTTTTAGTTTTATAGTTAAACCAGTAGGTGATAGATATAACAACAAGGTAAAAGTAGGTGATAAAGAACTTATCATAAATACTAAGATAGAAAGTTTTAAATCAGTTAATAACATAGCAGAGGTGATTTCAGTTCCACTTGCTTATTCAACTGTTATAAAGGAAGGTGATTTAGTTGTTATACATCACAATGTGTTTAGAAGGTTCTACGATATAAAAGGCAAACAAAAAGATAGTAGATCATATTTTATGGATAATCTTTATTTTTGTGACATCGATCAAATTTATCTATACAAAAATGATGATAGGTGGAAGTCTTTTAATGATAGATGTTTTGTAAAACCATTAAAGAATGACGACTATTTAAGAATAGATAAAGAGCAAAACCTTATTGGTATATTAAAGTATGGCAATAGTTCTTTAGAAGCGCTTAAAATAAGCGAGGGAGACCTTGTAGGTTATACCCCAGGTGGAGAGTTTGACTTTGTTATAGATGGTCAACGTCTTTATTGCATGAAATCTAATGATATTGTAATTAAATATGAATATAAAGGAAACGAAGCAGAATATAATCCAAGCTGGACACAAAGCAGTACTTGAACTAATCAAGGTTGCTGAAGAAGCTATTATAAATAACGGCGACGACGATCTATCAGCTGACAAACTTAAGAACGCAGCAGCTACTAAAAAACTAGCAATATTCGATGCTTTTGATATTCTTTCTAGAATACAAGAAGAAGAAAAACTACTTATAGAAGACGAAAAAGAAAGCGGCACTAAAGTGTTTAAAGGATTCGCAGAAGGGAGATCAAAATAATGTACGAACAAACACTATATAAGATTCTTCCAGACCATGTAAAGTCTAGCGTTATTAAACAAAACAATAGACTTAAAAAATGGAGTTATGGATATAATAAAGACCATGATATGGTTGTTATTAGTAAAACTGGAAAGATTGGCGAGATCGTTGAAATCCAGAATTTAGCGATAGCATTACCATTACCTGAAGACGTATACTCTAGGTCTAAGGTGAAAGAAGAACAATACTGGGAACAAATGGAATTCCCTAAAGAGTTAAGTAAAATAAAGAGTACTTTCGATTGGAATAAACAAACAGATAGTTTTAAAGATAGATGGTACGATTATATAGATAATGAGTTTAAGTACAGAGATGAAGGTTTATTTTTTGAAAACAATGGTAAACCAACTTATATAACTGGCACTCATTATATGTATCTACAGTGGAGTAAGATAGACGTAGGTGCACCTGATTTTAGAGAGTCAAACAGATTATTTTTTATATTCTGGGAAGCGTGCAAAGCTGATACTAGATGTTACGGTATGTGCTACTTAAAGAATAGACGTTCTGGATTTTCATTTATGTCTTCTTCAGAACTAGTAAATCAAGCAACAATATCTAGTGATTCAAGGTTTGGTATATTGTCAAAGTCTGGAGCAGATGCTAAGAAGATGTTTACCGACAAGGTTGTGCCAATATCTATTAACTATCCTTTTTTCTTTAAACCCATACAAGACGGTATGGATAGACCTAAAACTGAATTAGCGTATAGAATACCAGCGTCTAAGTTAACTAGAAGAAAATTAGACTCTAATGAAAGACTAGAGGAATTAGATGGGTTAGATACTACTATAGACTGGAAGAACACTGGAGACAATAGTTATGATGGTGAAAAATTAAGATTACTAGTACATGACGAAAGCGGTAAGTGGGAAAGACCAGATAACATATTAAATAACTGGCGTGTAACTAAAACAACATTAAGGTTAGGTAGTAGAATTATTGGTAAGTGTATGATGGGTTCAACATCTAACGCTTTAGATAAAGGTGGTGATAACTTCAAAACTCTATATTATAACTCAGATATTTCAAAAAGAAATAGAAACGGACAAACTAGTTCTGGTTTATATAGTCTGTTTATACCTATGGAATGGTCATACGAAGGATTTATAGATCTATATGGCGTACCTGTTTTTGACACACCATCTAAACCAGTAAAAGGAGTTGATGGAAACTATATAGAATACGGAGTTATAGAGCATTGGCAAAACGAAGTAGATGGTCTTAAGCAAGATCAAGACAGTTTAAACGAATACTACAGACAGTTCCCAAGAACAGAACAACACGCTTTTAGAGACGAAGCAAAACAATCTTTATTTAATCTTACTAAAATATACGAGCAAATAGATTACAACGATGATCTAAGAAATACTAGTATATTGACAAAAGGTAGTTTTCAATGGGAAAACGGTATAGTAGATAGTAAAGTTATATTTTATCCAAATAAAGACGGTAGGTTTTTAATATCTTGGATTCCACCGATACACATGCAAAACCACGTGGTTACAAAGAATGGTATTAAATACCCAGGTAACGAACACTGTGGAGCATTTGGATGTGACCCTTACGATATATCTGGTACAGTTGATGGTAAAGG